CCAAGGACTTAGGTTTAACGCCTGACTCTGCAACAACAAGTTCGACGGCGCATACTGCAACAGCCCAGACGAGTTGTACTGGGTCGCAACCGTGCCACGGGAGAACGTAGCGCCCTGTGGCAACGTAGGGTTGCTGACAAAGTTCGCTGAGAACGCTGCACCGCCGCCACCCGATGCCATGAGGCGACTAATCGGCCTCACGTCAGGTTAACTCCGCTGATGATCCACGCGCCGCTCGGCATCTTCACCGCAGTCGCCACGCCATACTGACCCAACGTGCGGTTGCCCGTGCTACCCAGACCCGCCAGATACACCGTGTCCGATGCGCTGGCGATCGTCATGGCATTCGCGGACATATTGACGAACGAGAGCATCGCGTTGGTCGCGTAGCCCGAGCCGATCGTCACCGTGTTTGTGCCAGATCCCGAGTAGATGCACGTCCCGATGTCGGTCGCCACCGTGGTGTACGGGAAGGTGACCGAGTTCATCGTCAGGTTGTTGACGTAGGACTGCGTGGCTACCGGGTCATTTGCGGTCTGACTGACTGACGGTCCCGGCCCTTGGTTATACGACATTTCAAACGCTCCTAATTAGCGGAAGCCACCGTGCATAATCCAGCCAGCATCACGCCGCTTTGATCGCACGATGTCGTTATCAAAGAACGCCGTAACTACGGGTTCCATGTTGAGATTCCTGATCGCCATTTTGCTCTCTGCCGCCTGTTTGACGAGCAGCGCCCCGGGGGCTTTCCCATACTCGGGAGCCAACTCCAACGCCAAGTTCTTCTTCAACGCCCGGGCGTAGCCCTGCGGAAGGTTAACCGATTGGTTGAGGTTGCTGAAGTCCGTCAGGATCGTGTCCGTCCAAAGGTGCAACTGACCCGCCTGAGACGGCGCAGGATAGAAGTACAGGTTGCCGATGGGGAACGTCGGGTCGTAATAGACAAACGTCGGCCACGGCCCCGGAAGGTTCTTGAGACCGAACGACGCATATTTGTCCCGGTTGCCGATCTCCATCGTGTAGTCCAACTGGCTCGTACCCGACGAGGTGATGCGGGTATAGGCGTTGGTGATCCGCAGAGGTCGCGCAATGGCAAAATTGCCCGGGGTGGTATAGGTGATGGTCTCGGGCGTTGAGACCGTCTGGAGAGCGTTTGCGCTCATCGTGATGGTCGTCGTGCCAATGGAGACGATCGTCGTGCCAGACGGGATTGCCGACTGCACGTCCGTCAGCGTACCGCCCACGACGAGGTTGGACGGTGGGGTCACACCCGAAATGGTCGGAGATCCGCTCACGAGCGTACCCGTGAACGTGCCGCCGACGGGGTTGCCGACCGTGTACTGATTCTGACCCGGGACGAACGTCAGCACGTTCTCCACCGACGAGAACACGATCAACTTGTCCATTGACCATGCTTCGATCAGGTCGTTTAGGACCATCAGGGCATCAGCGGAATCCTGCGCGGAAGGCGTTTCCCCGGCTTCCAGAGCGTTGATGTTCCGCAGCGCACCCGTAATCAGGTCTAGCGCCGATGTCGTCGTAGCAGCCATCTAAAGCCCCTAGAAAGACCCCCGGTGTGACCCGGGGGACAAGTTCAGACGATTGCCTGTAACCACGGGGGTGATCCCGGGAGACCGATGTTGGCATCTTCAAAGCGAGACACGATCAACACGATGGACGCCGGGAAGTTACTCGCCGTCACCGGAGTTGCCGTGCTGTTGACCCATTGGACAGTCAAAGTACCCGCAGCCGCGCACCATGCGCTTGACACCGAAAGACCCGCCTGATGACCCTGCAACTGAACGTCAACAAGATCATTCGGAAGAAGACCCGGAACGCTGTACGTCTGGATCGCAGTCGTATTTGCACCAACAGCAGGATACGCGAACGTATTCGCCGCCCATCCCAGCATGGTCTGAAGTTTCACATTGCCCGTTTGGACGGTAGTACCACCCGGCATAAGTTTCTCCTTAAAGAAGGGCCGCTGTTACCCGGCCCTGTGGATTACGTCAGGTCGTAACCGTAAATGAATACGTCACACGTTCCGGTCGAAACCGCCGTGCCGACGTTCAAGTACAGGTTAGGAGTCGCCGCCGTGAACGGAGCCAGACCCGTCGTAGAGAACGCCGTGGTCGCAGCGACCGTGCGCTGGTTGACGACGTTGTTAGACGTGTTGGTCGTGTTCGCAGCGTTGGCGACGATGGCAGTACCACCAGCGCCAGACGCCGTGAAAACGCCGAACGCCGAGGTGGCGATCGAACCCGATACGCCAGCCAACTGCGCGTTGGTCACGATGACCTGATACACGCTGAACGTACCGACGAGGTTCATGGGGATGACAGCCGCATCGCCCGTCGCACCGACGCTCACGCCACGCGCCGAACCCAACAAGCGGAGCAGGTTAGCGCCCACCGGAAGAGTCGGAGATGCCGTATACGTCTGGTTCGTGGCGACCAACTGAGTGTTGGAAGTGGTGACCGAAGCCGGACCCGGATTAGCCATTTTGAATTACCTCAGAAATAGGAAGGGGCGCTGTTACACGCCCCAAATGATTAGCCAGCGATTCGCACGGCAAGTTCCGGGTACAGACCCGCATAGCCGTACAACACGTCAAAACGAGTCGGCAACGAGTCGTTGTTTATCGTGTACTGGCGCACAACACGGAAGTTGATGCCAGCCTCCTCGTCAACGGCGCGAGCCGCCATGTCAACGCCGCCCGGCAGATCAAGGTCAGCAAACGCGAGCGCGAAGGCGTCGCGGTGCATGGCAATATTCTGCGGAGTGACGACACCAGCCGACGCGCCCGACGCGCTGCCCCAGACCTGAATCGCGGCATTGCTCGCTGGCTGCGCCGTGATGTTCTGGAACTGACCGCCGTAGATGCCGACGTTGCGGACGTAGAAGTCCAACAAGCCACCCGACGACGACGAGTAGACGCCCGTGGTTGAGTTGTACGAACCGTTTGAGATCGTCGCCTGTGGCGGGATCACGACGAACTGACGCTGACGGTTAGAACCGTATGCGCCACGGTTTTGCGGGTTGGCAGCGTACACGCCTGAAACGGTGATGATGTCACCGACCGTGAGGCGCGCAGCCGCAGCCGCCGTCCAGCCCGTGGACTGCACAAGACCGTTGAGCGCCGTACCCGAAGCCAACCAGCAGGACGACGTGTTGTTGGCGAGGGTCGGCGTACCGCCCTGAGCGCCAACGGTGTACGACACGACGTTCTGGTCCATGTACCAGTCAAAGCCAGCGAACTGCTTCGCAACGAGACCCTTTTCAATCTGCTCAGCGACCTGCGCCTGTGGGTTGAAGAGACCCTTCACGCTGTCCTGCGCGTAAGCCATGCTGAACGGATCAAGGATGACGACACGCGAACCGTCACGGGGCGCGGCTTCACCGTCCAAAATCGCACCCGCGAGGGTGAACGACAGGAACGACGCAGGAGGCGTCCCCGGCGTACCCACGGCATTCGGCGCGTTCTGGTAGGCGTAGGTCAGACCGTCGCGGTCGATCTTGTTGGCAACCGCAGCAACAGCCGGGTTGATCACACGCTCTTTGAACAGATCCACGCTGGTCGCCAAATCGGCGGTCGTGAATTGCACGTCAACGTGGAATTGGGTTGAAAGCGTCACGGGCACATACGACTCAACTGTGTCTTCCACGTTGAGCGCAGGACCAGTCGTGCCGATGTAGCGCGGGGGCTTGCGGACGGACACGGTATAGCCCACTTTCGCCCCGCTGAGAGCGAACTGTGATGCGTACTGCCGATTGCAGTGGTCAGCGAATACCAGATCGTTCTCAAGGACCATCAGGCCCTCGTTCGTGATCTGGCTGATAGTCAGAAGGTTATTAGCCATGAATCAATGCTCCAATAGAGCGCTTTAGCGTCGGTTGCGGCGCATCTCTTCCATTCTCAGGCGACGGTACTCTGCGAAACTTGTCGCTTGCGACGAAGTTGTCGTGACCGTTCCTGAGTCGGCTTTGATGCTCGAAACTGGCGCGGGGGCGCGGGTTGTTTCAAGAGTGGTGGTGCGAGGCTTCGGGTCGGTGGTTGATTCCACCTTCACCCGACTCGCGTATTTGTCTTCAATCTTCCCGAGTTCCAGAAGTGCCTTAGCAGCGGACATGGAGAAGATCCGGGCTTCCTCCTCGCCATTCTTGGCGAGGTGATAGGCCAGATGGGGGCCGAAGTCGGACTCACGAATCGCCCGTTCAATGTGGGCGGGAATCGTGCGGTCCCGGGGTGCAGCCTGAATGACCTCATCGAAGTCACTCAACTGTGCCTTGGCTGCGTCAATCCGGGTCTTCAGGCGCTCGTTCTCTACCTCCATTAGAAGGCGATTACGCTCCTGCTCCCGGGCTTCCGTAGCCCGTTTCTCAGCCAATTTGAGGGTGTACTCGCTCCACGCCTTGGTGAAGGACGAGATGTCCTTAAAATCGGCTTCCTGCGGTTCCCTGAGTTCGTCCTGCTTAGGGGCTTCTGGTACTCGGGTTGCATCCAGAGCCTTAATCTGTGCTTCAAGTTCAGCCACACGCCGCTCTGCCTCTTGGCGCGAGTTCCACTCCGATTCGGCAAACTCTTCGGCTTCTTTACGAAGGCGCGTAAGTTCGTCTATGCGGCCCTGAACCTCATGCTTTGAGGACTTCTTGGCTGACTGCTTTGACCCGCTCTGCGGCTCCGGTGGTGCGTCTGAAGAGCGTTCCTCTCCAGATCCCACGATCGGGTTATTCAGTTCGTTGACCGTGATGGCTTGAGCGACCATCTGGTCAGCATTCTGAATTTCGGCAGGGTTGGGCTGGTTCGCAGCCAGTTCCACCAGCGTATCGGCTGTAACAGATTTAATTGCCATGAGTCTCCACTCACGAAAAAACCCTCAGATGCTGCTGAGTTCAGGGCAAAGACATACCGTTCCCCGTGGTCTGCCAGACCTCAGGGTCGAAAATAGATGCTCGGTTATTCGCCAGAGACTGCCGAGCCAGTCAAAGGCCGCTAGGGGGATGGAAAAGCGGCTGGCTTATTTCTTGAACAATGGAACACCAGCGTGACGCACAACCATTGCCGGGATATGAGTTCCATTCAGCAAATACGAAGCGTCCAACCGATGCCCACCTTCTAAAACGTATGGCCCTTCCTCGTCAATCGCTACGATCAAAGGATCTAAGCGTTTTGATTTTTTGATTTGTTCGGCAAGGTGTTTCGTCCTGCGAACATCGTCACTTGACCCCGCCAACTTTGGACGTTCGCCGCCATAAAAGTGTTTTAAAGGGACTTTCTGAATTCCCGGCTCAACTACATAGCCGTCCTCAAGTGACGCTGAAATTGATCCCGTGTTGTGGATTTCGTGTCCCGCTTTATACGGCCCTAGATCGTGTTCTGGATCAATTGGCTCAAATGATGTTGCGTGTTTCGGCATTCCAAGAACGCCAGCATACCCACCCTGTTTAGTTGTCATTCGTGCTTTTCATCAGGGTGATAGCCCCATTCATGGATGCTATCGCCGCTAGTGTAAATGTGTTTTGCTGGAACAACCTTAGAAAGGATTTTGTAGTCGCCTTTCAATGGCCCTTCACCGTGTTCTTTTGCATACCGATGACTGATCGTCACCCAGTCGCCCGGGTTGATCTCAGTCGCTTTGTGTTCATCTTTTGAAACTGCCCTGTGGATGCGAATCAGTTTGTCTGGCTGATTGCGATACCGCTTGGCAGTTTCAAAAGATTCACGATCACTTTGATGGTTGTTGCCGTAATGCCCGTAATATTGCGCCGCCCTTGACCCATACACATCATCTGGGTACACGCGCGTCAAATCATGCAACGGTGCGCCATGATCCTTACCCGCAGGACGGTGCGAACCTTGATAGTTCAAAACGTCCTGATACGACATCATTCCCGCTCCACAATTTTGGCTATGGACGGATCAATCAACACGAAGTTGCGGGTTCCCTCCTCCGCGCCTCGACTCGCTGCGTCTTTGTACTTGATGCCCGGGCTACCGAATGACAGCAAGTGTTCGCTGGCTTCTCTGTCGCCACCCAAGAATGCCGACAACAGCCCGTAAGCACCGCCGCCTGTATTCATGTTTGGAACGTAATCAGACGCCTTAACCAATTTCAGAAAATCTTTTGCATGAGACTGGAATGGGCCGTGACTTTCGCTAATCCCATATTCCAACGGCATTCGCTTCAACGTACCCGATATGTATTGCATTGAAACGTGTGGGCTTTCCAAATTGCTTGCGTCTTTCAATAGATCGCGTTTTGCCCAATCTGCCAGACCCGGCGATTCGGCAAGCAACTTGATTTTGCTAGCGGCTAGTCTTCCGATTGATTGCGGATTCACTCCGACGTGATTAATCGCCTTTTTCACCGCTTCATGCTGATCGTCTAAAGAGGCGTCCCAATCAAGCATTCTCTTGACGTGTCGCTCTGGAATCTCAACGTGATAAGTGTGTCCACGATTGATTTCGTGTCCAAACTTCACGTCTCTTCCGAATTCCTCTAGCCGCTTTAACGCCTCTTCATCACGTTCCGCAGATTTCTTTGCGTAATAGTGAGTGTTGTGTTTGAACTGCCCAGCCATTTTCTGGCCTGACTCAAGATGCTTAAACGCTCGCAGATCAACATCGCTTAAAGCGTTTCCAGCAATCTTGGTTTTCCCAAACTGGATGAACGGCTGTTCGTAATTGGAAAGGTCTTTGCGATAAGTGTCGGCAACCTTTTTGTTCTCTGCCAAATAGGTTCCCCACCCATACGCTTGCGCCCCCTCTCCAGTACCCATCTTGGAGTGATCAAATTCACCCAACGGGTTGTTGGCAGTCGGCGCAAACCGATGTGGCGTCCCGTGGTAGACCTTTCTAACGGTCGCGTCGTATGGGTTCTCAGAGGCTACATTTTGCAGCGTCTGGTCATACGGGTTCATGCAAGCCCGTGATGAGTTCTGTAGATGTGCCTAATCGCTTCCGGTGTGGCTTCAAAGCCGTGCCGAGTCAGCGAGTCCTTGATCAAGGCCGAATGGTATTCATCCGGTTCCTCGGGCATATGAGCCGCACGATCGGCGTCTTCCAAGGCTTCCTTGGTCGCGCTTTCGTTGTATCGTTGGGCGATATGGGTATCCAGAATCTTGCCCGTCTGGTTGATCTCTGCCACGTCGTGGGCAGTAACCGCCTTGATGTGAGTGTCGTGCATCGCGGTATGCGCCTTGGTCATCACGTCCTCGCGTCGGACTTGGAGTTCCTTGTCCTTGCGGTCGTTTGCCGAACGCTCCTTGATCAGAAGACGCTGCGTCTCGCCCTGCTGGCGCATTTGCTCCAGACCGTGCTTCGCCTTGAGTTCCAATTCCAGCGCCATTGACTGCTGCTGCATCTGCTGCAATTGGCCCTGCAAGGACTTGATCATCATCTGCGCCTTCGGCGGGATGTCGCTGTCCTTGTCGATGTTCGCCGCCGGGATGGTCGCTGCAATACGGTCGGCAATCGTCTCGCTCTCTGGGAAGTCCAGAGACCGGATGACCACGTCGCCAGCATTCGCCGCCACCGACTCGCCCAGCGGGGTTGAGAGGAGTTGCAGCATTGCGTCTGCGGCTTCCTCGCGCTTGGTCTGGTAGCCCGGCCCCGTGTCCACCACCGTGTCGTACGCCCCGCCCGTCATGTCGTTCTTAACCTTGATGACCGCTTGGGTCATGGGGTCAACGACCTTTTGATTGATCTGCGACATGGACGGCACTCCGTCGTCACCGATGATGCGCTGCATCCGAGGTACGTCGTAGATGTGCGGGATCAGGTCCGACAGGACGTTCCCAAGGTGCTTCAGCGACCGCGACAGGTTGTCGGCATAGTCGAAGTGCGCCACGTCGGTCATACCCTGACGACGCTTCAGAGCGACGCCAGAGACCACTTCGCCTTGGGCGTCCTGATCCGGTTCGCCCACCATTCCAGCCACGGCCAGAAAGTCTGATTTCGTGCTCTCGCCCCACTCCGCGAACCCTGAGTTGGGCTGCGGGGGCATCTGGCGCTCTGGGGGCGGGGCAATGCTGCCGTCGGGCAGTTGGACCGGGGTGTACGGAAGGGCCACGATCGGCTTGCGGTTGGCGTCACGCCACGCTGCCTCATGCCCTTCCATCTGACCCGCCACCATGAGCCACGGGGCTTTGGGCTGGAGGGCGTAGGCTTCCGTCTTGGCGGTCTGGGCGTAATTGTACATCCGGGCGGGATCGCGCAGGTCGCGGATCATGCCCTTGCGGACAACCTTGCCGTTGATGTCGCACTCGCGCCCGTAGACCGGGATGATCGGGATCCACTTCCCGGGCCAATCGCGGCTATCAAGAATTCGGGTTGCGCTCAGGAGATGCCACTCCACCCGCTTGCGCAGGACGGAACGCTCACGGACGATCTGAAGGCCAACAGCCTCCATCACGTCCTTTTTTGGCATCTCATCAGCGAACTTTGCAGATCCGTCTGAGAGCAGGTACAGGGTCTCTTCACGGCGCACGATGCGCCAGTATTCCGCGAGGCGCAGTTCTTCCTTGTTCGCCCAGTCGGCGTTGCTGTCGCCGTCGCCCATCTGCCGCCAACCGTCACCGTCAACGTGACCGTACTTCTGACGGTATTCGTCCCTGCGGATCATGTCCGACACGACCGCCCATGAGGCGTCAGAGCCATCGGGCATCCGTGACGCCGGATCCAAGTAGACCGTGAAGGGGTTGCGGATGGATTCGATCATCAGATCCTGATCAAAGGATCGCTCATCAACGTATTCCGTACCCACCCGCAGGTAGCCCCAACCGCCCGTGACCGCAGACTCCACGGCGCAGTCATAGGCGTACTCGGCGTTTGACCGCTCTTCAATGTGGCGTACCAGCCCGGTACGAACTCGGGCCGTCTGTACGTCGGCGCCGTTGCCGACCGGGTGATACTTGATGCGGGGGCGGTTCTCGCGCAAAGCGTTGGTGACCCGGCGTCGCATCGCATCCGTGATGTTGATGGTCAGGCACGGACGCTCGTCTGCCATGCGACCGTTCAGGATCTCGTCGGGCCATTGTTCGCCGTTAGCGAACCGAATGTCTTCCAGAGCCGCCTTGCGGTTCTCGGTCTCAGCGGCAACCGCGAGACGGAATCGCTCCTGACACTCGACAATAATGTCTTGTTCAGTCTTGGCAGACTCGTCTAAATCGTAAGCCACTCGTTAACCCATCCAGCCGTGCGACTGGCGCGTGTTGAATTGCGGAACAGTCTGTTGCCGCTTGAAGCCCTTCACTTGGGCAAATCGAATCATCATCAGGGCGTACCGGGTCGCAGACATCAGGTCGTCGTTCTCTTTGACGATCAGACCGTCTTTGCGGTGGTAGAGGCCGAACTCTTCAAACCAGTCGTTCAGGTGCATAAACACCTTGAACCGACCCGTCTGCATCCGGTCGAGCAGGTCAGCGATACCCGCCTCCACGCCTGACGTGCCGTCCGTGAAGGTTGCCCGGGTGGGCAGCATCTTGAGACCCTGCGCGGCATATAACGCCTTCAGTTGGTCTCCAGAGCCTTTGTCGTGCGCCAGACCGTCATGCGGCCATGACCACGGTAGCCAGTCGCCCCACGGTCGTACCGCTGCGGCAAACATCGCTGGCGTCTGCTCCCGGGCGCGGTGACTGGACATGACGTAGATGCAGTCTGCGTCTCTGTCCCAAGCCATCCGCACCGCTGCGGAGGGATGATCCCAACCGAAGTCAATGCCGCAGATTTGGGGCCAATGGTCTGGGATCGGGAACGACTGAACCTGTATCGACTCCCGTCCCAGCGGGAACACGCGACCGCTACCCATGCTGGGAATGCCCTTGGTACGGGCGTCTCGCTCGTGCGCTGGGTATGAGGCTATGATCGCCTCGCGCTGCTCAGCCGTGTAATGCTCGGCATCGTCAATGGTCATGGACGTGACCGACGTGCCGGGTGGCTTCTCCATTAAGAAGCGTCGCACCGTCTCGGACATTCCCAAGAGGGGCGTAAAGGTCATCAGGACGATCCCGCCTGTGGCGTTCGTGCGGGTCAACCCTTCAATGTAGATGTCGTTGGGCGGCTCCTCATCAAACCACACGGCATCCAGCGTCTCGCCCTGCCACTTCTCGCGGCCAGTCCCGTAGGATTTGAACGCTATGGTGCTGACTCCACCGGAGACGTGCTTCACCTGTACGGTATCCAGCAGGTCTGCAATGCCCCGCCCGGTGCTGTAGTCGCTGATGTGGGCTTTGGGGATCGCTCCCGTCCCAAATGCCGTAGGGCGACCCATGAGGATGCGCTGGACGTTATCCCGGGTGGATTCACCCGTCACACCCGCACACCACGCGACGATCGGTCTGTCCCAGCGTCTGCCCTCCCACCAGTCGGGGTACAACCCCGTGAGGTGCATCGCCATTTCCATTCCAGCGCTCCAAGTCTTGCCGACTTGGTTAGCAGCCATCAGGAGCCGTTCTCGGGCCGTCTGACCCGCTGCGTGGAAGGCTCTCTGTTTACTGTAAGGGGCGTAGTCCTGAAGCCTCGTGATGGCTTTCAGGGACTCTAGATGGGCTTCGAGTTGGCTCGCGTACTTCATCAACTCGTCTGCGGACAAGTTCAAGAAGTTCTGCGGTAATGGCGCGATCGAGTTCGCCAACTGGGTCATGGACTTCCACCACCTTCGGAAGGATCTTGACTGCGGCGTTCACGAACTCGGCTGGCTTCTCAGCAGCCATGATCAGCAGGGCGTTCTGCCCGTGTGCCACCCATGCGTTGTGGAAGTCAGCCAGAAAGTCTTCAGCGAACAGGTTTCGGGAGCCTTTCTTGCGCCCGGCGGGGTTACCCGACTGACCGGGCTTGAACGGTCGCCCGATCACCCTCTCAGGTTGCTGTTTATCTGCTGTTGAATCAGCAGACGGACTCTCCGGGTCGTGTGTATCCGCAGACATCTTTTTCCGAAGCGATCAAATGCTCGACACCATTCAGAACAATGCGAGGGAAGGCGTACCCTCTGATGTCAAACCCACCCAGTTCCACCAGATCGCCCTTGCGGACTTCGGTGGGCCGAAATACTTTGGACTTCCAAACTTTGGAGCGGTCGCGGTTGTACCGATTGGGGTACTCACCCGGGCCGACTTCAACCACCTCGCCTCGCACGGGCTTGCCGTGCCAAAAGGCGACGATCACGTCTGACAGTTTGGGATCCATTGGACGGACGAGGATGCGGTCACCCAGCATCCGTAGCCGACCGTACAAAATGTCAATTTTGCTCTCGGTAAGGTCTAAGCCTTCTTTCTTGACGGGAAGGTTCCGAGGCGCAGCAATCATTCCTGACCGCGCTCCACACCTGCCCAATGATGACCCATCGACCCTTCACCGCCGTCCATGTCAAAACGACGGTAGTTGGCGGTCGGGTTCGCACCCGGGGTTCCTGCAAGACCGCCATAGCCGAAGATCGGCGTACCGCCACCTTCTTGCGGGGCTGCTGGCTTAGGCGACCCGATCATGGCGTCAGACTGACGTGTGGGGCCGGGTTGAGCCAACGTGGCCGGGTTCGATATCCCAGTTGTCGGTTCGCCCTGCACGATGGAGAACGCCATTACCGGGCGCTCCCGTGAGCATGGGCGTGGTGAGCCATCGCCGCTAGATGGTGGTGGTGGGACACCTCAAACTGGTTGTGGGTCGCATGATAGTCCCGAGCCATTCCGTGACACTTGTGTCCCATCTTGTGACATTGGACGGCTTCGTGGGGATGCGGGGACTTGTGGGCTTCTTGGGCGTGTTTAGAGACCGAGTGGGCCGCTTTGGTCAGGGTGTGACCAAACTCATGCTGACCCGATTCCAACGCCTCTAGCGCCTTCTCGGCGTGTTCCAGAGCGTTGTTCTCTTTCTCTTCGTGCTTTTCAGCCTCACCGAGGACTTCGGCGTAGCCTTTCTTTTCGGCTTTCACTCTGCGTCCTCAAAGTGGTGCGCCATTTCGCTAGCGGCTGGGTTCACAACCTGAAGGCTTCTGCCGCCGACCGGGGGCGGCTCAACGTTTTCGTAGAACGTGCCACCCGCCGCCTTTGCCAATCGGTGCGCTTCCGATTTGGCGTGTTCTCGATGGGCTTTGTATTGAGCCTCTTCGTCACGCAATCCACGGGCGTACCGCTTCATGCCGTGTTCTTCACCCCGGTCGCGACGGTGTTTCATTGGAAATCAACCCGGCTCGTCGTCGTGCTTTTCATCGCCCGGGCGCGAAGCCTTGGGCATATGGTGACCAGCGGGTTCATTCGGTTCTTCTTTGCCCGCCCGACGACCTTCGTGCATCGTGGCGTAGCCCTTGTCTGCCGACCACTTGTGCGGCTTTTTAGCGCCCATGTCGTGGAAGTGATGCGCCATCGTGCTAGTGGTCGCGTCCGGGTGGACCTCGACTTCGTGACGGAACCCGTAGGTGCCGCCGCCCTGCATCTTGCCGTCGTGGGCCGGGATCTTGTTAATCGTGCCAGCCGTCGTGTGTGACTTCGGCGGGACGCGCGGCGGGGAAGGATGCCGCGAAGGATGCTTATCAACCGCCATGATCGGATCTCCTGTTTCTGGCGATAGGTGTGAATGGTTTTGTTTTATCTGTAATTGATTACGCAATCAAATATTTGTTGGGCGCGAGAACCATCCGACCAGTCGCCATCGTGCGCGGTTGAGAATTGCGTCAAACTTTCTGGGCTTCAGGCGTAGCGATCGGGCCATGACCGGGCGCGGTTCCCAATGGGTGTAGAACCGAACGACCACCTTCCGTTCGTCCGCGGCGAGGTGCGCCACGGCTGAGTCGGTCTCGGCAATGCCCTCGGGGATTTCCATCACCCGAGCCGTCGTCTGCCCCGCTCCCGGCCCCTCCTCCATCAGACGCCCGATGACCGTGCGCTCGGGCCAGTCGCCCGGGACGTGATCTTTCGCCCAACGCCCCCAGATCTCCAGACGGAAGTGAACGATCTTTACGTCCGGAGCCATATGGCTTAAGGATCGTCTTGACGGCTCCTCCATTCTCACGGTCTCCGGTTGAAGCGTTTCCAATAAGCCCACCGTGCGATCAGCAGGGCTTCTGCCCGACCGTCATCCCGGGACCGTTTCAGGCTCGCTTGCGGATAAAGCAACCGCGCCTTATCCAGACTGGCGCTCTTGTCTTTACCCAGCCCAAGGTCACGTTTCCAAACCGATGGGGTGACCAGTTCAATGGACGCCGGGAGCAATTGCACCGCCGCCAACACCGACCCGAACCCGGACCCGAAGGTGAAACTGGAAGCCACTCCCTGCTTCGGCATGGAATGCACCCGCTCCACCACCGCATGGATGGACTTGCCCACGATCGCTCGGCCCCAGACTTGGGCATGGAACTCGGGACCGTCTATCCACGCCGTGGATTGGTCACGGATCACCGGAAGGTCATCGGCTGCTATGTAACGACCTTCGGAGTCCAAGAGCGCCCACGCGCCCGTCAGCCCCGGGTCGATGCCTAAAATCACGAAATAACCCCCGCCGACACAAAGTTCGGCTTTGAATCAACCCGCCAGACCGCCGCAACTTCTTTGGGGTATAGCGACTCAGCCATGTCATCCAAAAGCCGCCAGAGACGGTCTGGGGTGGCTTCTGGATCGTTTTCCTGCTGGAGCATCCGGTGGAACTCGCAGGTTTCCACGGCACGACGCCGTATTTCGGTCAGCGTCGGTCGTTCAATCCCGGCCCTAATCCCCACTCGAAAATCAAAATCAGGGCTGTCTAGGCCCACAAAGCGGGACTTCATGGCCCGGGACATAAACCAACGATTCGACATGATCTCTGCCGGGGTGCAGTTGCCCTCCGTAACCTCAATCTTGGGCGGGTGGGCGCGGATCTGGTTCTTCGCCATCGCCACCACTTCGGGCAGCGACGGAGGGTGCGGGTTGCCCGACTTCGCAATAATGCGAATGGCATACCGAACTTCGTCGTTGTTCAGGCTCTCAAACGCTTCCCGCCAAGCGGCGAGGGGTTCCGTTGAGAAAGTCTGCGACCACCTCGTCCCGTACATCTGGATCATCGCGCCCCAGAACGCCGTTATCCCTTGCCCAATTTTCGAGCCGCTGCGCGTGGATTTCGTAGGTTGTTGTCGCTCTGCCCATCGTTCGTCGCCCATTCTCGTTCTCCTTCAATGGAAATAGTCCGACCCAGCCGAAGGCAATGGATTGCTCCACCACCGCTTTTTGTTCATCACCAAACGCCGCCAATTTTTTCGCCAAAGCCGCTAGCGAAGCCGCCTTCACGGGCTTGCGGATCTCCTTGCGGAACTCCAGCCACCTGTCCCACGCCTCGGCGTCAAGGTTTGGCACAACGGCTGGTAGGTTCTCTACCTTTGCCAAACCCTTCTTGGCGGGAGTCGGAGGCGCAGCCGACTTCTTCTTTGACGGTTCAATGATGGTTACTTGATGGTTCTGGGTGCAATGGTTGCGGGGGTGGGGTGCAACCATTGCGGGGGTGGGGTGCAACCATTGCGGGGGTGTCACCGTGGCAGGGGTGCAATGGTTGCGGGGGTGCACGGTGTAGACCGTGCTTCTCCCCGGACGATCGTTCCTGCTCAGATGCCCCTGCTCAACCAGCGCCGCCAAGGCGTACTGAACCATCCGCTCTGATAGGCCTGTCTTCCGAACCATGTTGGCAATCGAAGGCCAGCACACCCCGGCGTCGTTGGAGTTGTCTGCCAAAGACAGCAAAACCAACTTCTGGGACGGATCTAGACCCCCCAATTCCCAGACTTCAGCCATCAGCCGAATGCTCATTCATCCCCCTTCTGAGCCGCTTTCTTTGACTCAATCACGGTTCTAAAGCGTTGATAGTCCGAGGATTGAAAAAAAGCGTAGAGTTTCCCAACGGTTCTCACGGTTGGATTCCCGTAGCCGTGCGCGACCCTATGGATGGTGGTCCTCGGAACCCCGCTTCTTTGTGCAACTTCAGGCCAGTGTCGTTTTGTTGCGGATAGATGCCGCCGCACGTCGGCAAGAATTGGTATTTCCATAAGTTAGGATTAGACTCCATTAATGGAACTTCGGCAAGAGACGGAAGCCATAACTAAAAAATTCCGTTAATGGTATTGCAAAAATTCCGTTAATGGATTCTAATCGCATTCGCCCCACGGTACTGGGGCATCAACGAATCAAACGAACAAGGGAATGCTATGAAATATCAGGTTGCTTTATTCCAGCACTACCACAGAGACGGAACAGCCAGTTTCCAGTCCGTCTGGGATCGTGCGCCATCAAGCCACGACTGGGTGCGTATCAGCGAATGGGTGGACGTTGAACTGCCGCCCCGCGCCGCCGACGAAATTGAATTTGACCGCACGGGCGTCAAGCGCAAGCGGCTTGAGAATCTCCAGAAGGAACTCGCCGCCCTTCAGCAGGAGGTCGCGCCATGAGCCGCATGAAAGATTGGGTGGCTGAACACCCTGACCTTTCCAACACGGACGCCCACGACGCCTATTGGACGGGCGTCGCTGATGCTACCCGCAGCCCTGAACTGTCACCGTTTGAGCAAATTGAACGTGATTTGTGGGAAGCAGAAGCCGCTGTTAAACGCGCTATGGAGGCGTTTGCGGCCTTCGTGGAGGCAGTCAGCCATGACTAATGACCTCCTGCTCCTCGGCTTCTACATGGCCCTCCTGTTGGCTTTGTTGCTTGTTGGCGCAGCCATTGAAGCCGCCATCCGTTTCGTTTTACGCCCGTCGCGCAAGCGGCGGGTGGTCTTTGGCAAGTGGGTCAATGTTGACCTGAAGGATCTGTGAAATGGCACGAATCATTGCGAAAAACGCATCAACCGGAAACGACTTTAAAGCATTGCCGCCGGGGGCGCATTTTGCCCTCTGCAATGCCGTGATCGACCTTGGGCTTCAGCCCGGGTATCAGGGCGCACGACCGCAGCACAAAGTTTACCTGCGCTGGGAGGTTCCCGACGAACGTGTCGCGTACACCAAGGACGGCCAGTCAATTGAAGGGCCGATGTCCATTGGTCGAATGTACACGCTCTCTCTGTCTGAGAAAGCCGCCCTCCGTGCCGACCTTGAGAACTGGCGGGGCAAGGCGTTCACCGAACAGGAACTGGCCGGGTTCGACATTGCCAACCTCGTCGGCAAAGCCTGTCAGTTGATGGTTGTCCACAACGAGTCGGGCGGGAAGATCTACGCCAACGTGAAGGGCGTGATGTCCATCAGCCGTGACCAGCGCGAACGCGCCCGTACCGCTGCCCTTGAGCAGAAGCCGCTGGTGTTCAGCATTGATGACTGGTCGGACGAGGTTTACGCCCAGATCCCTCAATGGTTGCGCGACAAGATCATGGCGCGATTGGACCCGGCTGAGTCCGCACCTGCGCCAGCCTCTGCCGTTGATTTTGCCGACGACGACATCCCGTTCTAAGGAAGGACCATGAACATCTATTTGGACATTGAAACTGCCGCCACCACCCGAGAAGACATTATCGCCCGGGTGACTGCCGACATCCGACCACCCGCGAACTACAAAAAGGAAGAGTCCATCAAGGAGTGGTGGGCTTCGCACGGCGAGATCGCCAAGACCGAAGCCATCTCCAAGACGGCCCTGTCGGGTCTGTGGGGCCATATCGTGGCGATCGGGTTCGCCCTGAATGACGGTGAACCGCACGTCGTGACCGCAAACGACGAAGCCAGTCTGATTGAAGGTTTTGAAATGATGCTCCGCGCCGAAGTGGAGTCGGAACTCGGCCCCCACGGCTTGGGTTGGGAGCATCGCGCCCTCTGGGTGGGTCACAACATTGAAGGCTTTGACCTTCGGTACATCTGGCAACGCGCCCGAATCGTGGGGGCGCAGTTCAGCATCTCCCTTCCCGTTGAACGTCAGTACGCCGCTCGTCGCTTTGACACGATGGTGGAATGGGCTGGCTGGGGCAACCGGGTGAAGCAGCGGGATCTGGAACTCGCCTTCGGTCTGGAGCGCAACGACCCGCTAGAGAACGGTGGCGCAGACGTACACCAAGCCTTGCAAGAGGGTCGCATTAAGGATGTGGTCGCGCATTGCCGAGAGGACATTCGTCTGGTGCGCGAGATCTACAAAAGGATCGTCGGATGAAACGAATCCTGTCATTAGGTGCTGGCGTTCAGTCCAGCACCCTCGCGCTGATGATTGCCCACGGTGAGGTTCCAATGGTGGATTGCGCAATTTTTGCCGACACCCAATGGGAGCCGAAAGCGGTCTACGACTGGCTGGACTGGCTTGAAACGAAACTGCCCTACCCCGTTCATCGCGTCACGGCTGGAAACATTCGTGATTCAGCAGTCAGGGGTTTGAAGCAAAGCGAACCTCGCGTTCGCTATGCCTCCATTCCGTGGTTCATGCCGGGAGCCATGGGCATGAGGCAATGCACAAGAGAATACAAAATCATGCCCGTTCGACGGAAAGCGAGAGAACTCCTCGGCAAAAAGGGTCAAGTTGAAGTCCTGATCGGCATCAGCCTTGATGAAGTCCAGCGGATGAAGCCATCACCGAACAAATGGCAGATCCACACTTGGCCGCTCATTGATCTCCGCATGACTCGAAGCGATTGTCTGCGGTGGATGGAACGTAACGGATACCCGCAGCCACCCAAATCAAGTTGCTTGGGATGCCCGTTCCACTCGGACAAACAATGGCAAGAAATCAAAGACGGCCCACCAGAGGAATGGGCAGATGTGGTGTTTGTCGATAAGGCAATCAGAAATATGCCGAAGTTTGAAAACCAACAATTCATGCACAGATCGTGCAAACCGATAGACGAAGTTGAATTTGTGAACAAGGCGCAAATTGACTTATTTGACTTATTTGGCAACGAATGCGAAGGGATGTGTGGCGTATGAACGGATTACAAGGATTAGTTCGTCAGAACGATTGGGTAACAAGCGTACAGGCTGCTGAAGCCGTCCAACCGCATCTGTCCGACCTACAGGTGCGGGTGCTAGGAGCGTTCCTTCTGCACGGTCCTATGACCGACGAGGAACTGGAGCGGCTCCCAGAGTTTGAGGGCTTCGGCAATTCAACCGTCCGCAAACGCAGAACGGATCTGTGCGCCAAGCGGTTCTTGATCCCGTGCGGGACCAAGACCAACTCCCGGGGCCGATCCATGATGCTTTGGAGGCTCAATGTCTGACTGGCAGCGTCGGCGGGAAGACCGCTATGAAGAGACTTTCAATTGGATCTGGGGCGTTGCGTTCTTTGCGCTCGCCGTCTGGGTCGTGGTCAAACTGATCAAATTTGCATGGCTATTTTTGACATGGTGTTGGGGATGAAACGAACGGATTACTTCCGCGACTACTATTGGAGAACCCGGGAACGTCGCGTGGCGTTAAGAAAGGAATCTTGGGAGCGAACCGGGCGTCCACCTAAGGAAATCCGCTACCTGAGGGAACTGGCAGCGGAGGAACGACGGTGAGATACCTGAGCGTGTGTTCTGGCATTGAGGCTGCGTCCGTGGCTTGGCACGAACTCGGATGGACGCCAGTTGCGTTCAGCGAGATCGAAAAATTCCCTTCAGCCGTACTGGCGCATTATTACCCCAACGTCCCCAACTGGGGCGACATGACCAAATTCAAGGAATGGCCCGATGAATCAATCGACGTTCTTGTGGGAGGAACACCCTGCCAATCATTCTCACTCGCAGGACTTAGAAAAGGACTGGCTGATCCGCGTGGCAACCTCATGCTCACTTTCCTTGCAATTGCTGACAAGTACCGCCCCGAGTGGCTGGTTTGGGAGAACGTCCCCGGTGTCTTGTCGTCCAACGGTGGAAGGGACTTTGGAGCCTTGCTTGGAGGGTTGGCA